ATTTGATTATTTTCTACTTTTGCGTACATATTGATCTCCTTTTATTACATTTTTAATTTATTGTCTATACCTATTTTACCTAGCTGTTACAGGCACCGCTGTTCCAGAATCGTTAGCTACAAACGGGTTTTCTGCAAATGCCATGTAGATGTATGTAACTCCATTTGAATTACTTACCACATCTGCACTTCTATGTTTAAAACCATTACTTAAAAAATCTATATTTTGATTTGCACCTAAATTTGATGCATTACTTTCATCATCACTTGTATTAGCGGCTAATATTTTATTATTAACATTTGATGGACTTCTTGCAGTATCCCACATTCCCCAATTATAATATGTTCCACCTGTAGATGAAGGTTTAGTAATTATAAATGCTGGTTTAAACCCTGTATAAACAAATGCTCCATCAGCATTTCCATTTCCTGTGTAGCTTCCGAACTTACTAAATCCTTTTTTCTCTGCGAAGCAGTAGGCTATATAAGTATTACCTGATGACTCATTAACTTCATTTCCTGTGCCAACAGTAAAAACACTAGAAGTTGGTGCAGTATCATTCCAATAAACTGAACTGTCTGCTGTTGCATCAGTATTACTTAAATATAAAATTTCTGTTTCTGGTGCTGATGTATTTGCACTATGGTAAACAGCCCAATCTCTTGCTGTACCACCAGCTCTTTTTTTAACTAATATCCAATTTGGAACAGCACCTAAACCATGACCAATAGTAGCAGTACTGCCTGTTGCTGTATAAGACACAATACTAAATCCAGCATCAGTATTTGCTGAAACATTAGCTTGAATACTGCCACTAAAATTAGATGAACCAAATGTTGAATTTGTATTAGCTTGTCCACCCATACCTGAGTGTTGTGTGCAATAATAATACAAAGTTGCAACACTACTTCCAACTGTGATTACAGTTTTAGCACCAGCACTTCCTGGTGTTCCTGTAGTTGTAACCCCTGTTGTATATTCACTTCCACCACCATGAGAACCGTCTGATGTAGTAGAAAATCTTAATGGGTGTCCAGAGTTAGAACTATCGGATTGATCGAATGTGTAAGTGCCACCCTCTTGTAAATCTAAAGTAACTGCACTAGTACCAAAGTCATCAAATCTATATTTGTTACCACTATCTGAAACTACTTTTACTGAGTATGTAACTGCTGGTGCTGTGCCACCAGCTAACCAATTCCATGATGCATAAGTGCTACTACTACCATTAAAAGCAACATCACTAGAATTTAAAGTAAAACCATCGCTATCAAATGAAGTAACTAATCCTGTTTCTGTTGATTCAGCATTATTAGAATCTGAACTTAATCTTTTTAGAGTTCCTCTTACAGAATCTGTTAATCTGTGACTAGCACTACCATCTCTTCTTTTTAGCCATACCCAATCAGGTTGAAATCCAACTCCTGTAATAGATTGTGCACCACCATTCCCTGTATAAAGTTTAGTATTAAAATAATCTTCTGGTTTTGTAATTGAACTATAAGCCATAATTTTTATCCGTAAGTATTTAAGTTAGATGTATTTAACGCATAATAACCTG